CTGGTTCTTTTATCCCGAATAATGCGCAAATAAGCCACTATAAGGATGAATAGGTCACATAGTGTCAGATAAGGCTGAAATAGGCTCAGAACAGCCTCAGAAGGTTTGGCATGGTGTTACAGAGCCTCGTATATGGACAAAATCTCCTGATTTACCTTCTCTAGGCATTGATTTCATCGAGTTCTGCGAGTCTATTGGCTTCACTTTGCTTCCCTGGCAACAGTTCTTGGCTCACGAAATCTGCAAAGTCACTGAAGATGACAAGTGGTGGTTCAAGGAAGTTGGCGTGATTATCAGCCGTCAGAACGGTAAATCTACTTTTATGCAGCTAATGATTCTATGGAGAATGTACGCTTTAGAGCAGAAATTACAGGTCCACACTGCTCACAAACTGACAACCTCGTCGGAAATCTTCTGGAAGATAGATGACACTATCCAATCCTTCGCTAATCTCGTAGATCGCTTTGGAAAGAAGTATGAGTCCAAAGGTTCGCAAGAGATTAAACTCAAAACAGGTGAGCGTTACCTAGTCCGAGCCAATAACTCAGCCTCTCGCGGTATCGCCGCACCCGACACGGTTTATATGGATGAAGTCCGTGAGTTCCATGATGATGAAGTCTGGTCATCGCTTCGATATACCCAAATGGCTACTCCAAATCCTCAGACTTTAATCTTCTCCAATGCTGGTGACCAACACTCAGTGATTCTTAATCGTCTCAGAGAGCGTGGACTTGCTGCAGCTGCTGGAGCAGATGATCGCATTGGTTGGTTTGAGTGGAGTGCCGAGCCAGGTTGCGACATCCACAATAAGGAAGCTTGGATGCAAGCCAATCCCTCAGCAGGTTACACAATCTCACTAGAGAATCTTGAAGCTGCAATGATGGATGAAGAATCTATCGTGCGAACAGAATTGCTTTGCCAATGGGTAAGCCAAATCAACCCAGCCATCAACCCATCATCGTGGGCATCTTGTTTATCTAAAGAAGTCAAATTAGACAAAGAGGCAACGACTTGGATGGCGATTGACCTTTCACCAGATCGTAGAGAGGGCGCATTACTTGCGGCTCAACGCATCGAAGGAGACAAGTTCATCATCGTTCTTCTGGAGACGTATTCCAATCCAGTCAATTTAGATGACAAACAGATGGCTAATTCCGTTGCTGATTGGGTTCGCAAATATCAGGTGGAGACTGTCGCTTATTCTCGCCAGACTTCAGGGGCGGTAGCCTCTCGCTTGGCTCCTGCTGGAATTAACACCACTCCGATTGATGGCGCAGTCTATGGACAAGCTTGTGATGAGATGCTATCGGCTATCACTAGCCAAAGATTGCTTCACTCAGGGCAAGATGAATTGACAAAACAAGTATTAAGTGCCGTCAAATTACCGTTCAAGGATGGCGGTTGGTATTTAGGGCGTAAAGTCTCGAATTCAACTATCTGCTCAGCTGTGGCAATGGCTATGGTCTGCCACTTTGCCACCCGTCCAGACTCAGACACAGACATTATGATTGGCTAGTCAAATTCTACTAAATTGTCAAATTGTTGAACAGTTATGGTATCATTTGTCTAATGGGTATATTCTCGCGCAATGTCAAGGCTCAGTCTCAATCTTATTCTGACGTAGAAGCCTCTCTGCAACCATTCAACCTTTCTTCATCAGTCTATGGATTGATGAATGCACCAGCGGCAGTAGATCGTTCATCTGCCATGTCAGTGCCAGCAGTAGCAAGAGCGCGTAACATCATTTGCGGAACTATTGGTTCATTGCCACTCCAGCAATACAACAGAATTACAGGCGCACACATTGAGCCACTACGAGTCATCAACCAACCAGATCCACGCGTCTCAGGATTTGTTGTCTATAACTGGATTGCTGAAGATATTTGGCTCAACGGCGTGGGCTTTGGATTAGTCCTAGATGCTTACGCCGAAGATGGTCGCGTAAGAGCCTGGACTCGCATTGATCCACGTCGAGTTATCGTTAAGTACAACTTAGCAATGAATGAGATTGATGGATATGAAGTCGATGGACGTATGGCTCCTCTCGCTGGTGTCGGCTCCATTATTCGCTTCGATGGATATGATGAAGGATTCCTTAACCGCGCTGGTCGCACAATTACAGCTGCGATTGAGTTGGAAAAGGCTGCACTCTCATACGCTAAAGAGCCAGTCCCGTCAATGGTCCTCAAATCTAACGGCACCAACTTAACGTCAGAGCGCATTGCTAAACTATTAGAAGCATGGCGCAATTCTCGCGCTACACGTTCAACTGCTTTTCTTAATGCAGACGTTGAAATGCAATCAGTCGGTTTTGACCCTAAGAGTCTGCAACTTGTAGAAGGTCGCCAATACGTAGCGCTGGAGATTGCTCGCGCTGCTGGGATTCCTGCTTACTTCTTATCTGCTGAATCAACCTCAATGACTTACTCAAACGCAACATCAGAACGTCGTTCACTTGTAGATTTCTCAATGCGACCGATTCTAGCTGCGATTGAGTCAAGACTTTCACTTCCAGATATATGCCCATCAACTGCTGAAATTCGATTCGATCTAGATGATTTTCTTCGTGGTAACGCTTTGGAACGCGCTCAGGTTTATCAGATTCTCAATACAATCGGAGCAATGAGCGTTGAACAAATCCAAGAAGAAGAGGATTTGATTCGATGATTCGAGACCAAGAGACATATCCTCCAACAGATCGTCAAGCAATGCAGATTGCTGATTACACCGCAATCGTCGCTAAGTTTGGCAAATTTGACCAATCATCAAAAGCAAATGGAGCGCATTACGCAGAAGAAAACCCATTTGTCAAAGAAGGACTGAAGTGTTCTAACTGTTACTTCTACGATGGAGCAAGGAATTGCGAGATTGTCGCTGGTGATATTAACCCAGAAGCCATCTGCAAAATGTGGGTCATTCCAGAGAACTTAGTAGCTGCATCCAATCAATCCAAAGGAACATCTATGAAAATCAATATGCCAATGACATTGACGGCGGCTGATTCTCAGTCACGCACAATCTCAGGCCAGATAGTCACATGGGGCGAGCAGGGCAATACTTCTGCTGGTCCAACTATCTTCGCTTCTGACTCAATCAAATTTAACAAGAACATAAAACTTTTACTTGAACATGATCGTACTCGTCCAATCGGCAAACTCATTGCACATGAAGTGACCGATACAGGCATAGTTGCTACTTTCAAGATTGCTGAAACAACTGCTGGTAACGATGCGCTAGTTGAAGCATCTACTGGCATGCGTGACGGATTCTCAGTCGGCGTGAAAGTCGATGCATGGGACAACCAAGATGGCGTTATGGTCATCAGCAAAAGTTCAATTATCGAGACTTCTCTCGTCACAGACCCAGCCATTGACTCAGCACGAGTCGCGCAAGTCGCAGCTTCAGAGGAAGCACAAGTTTCTGAGACAACCGTTTCAGAAGTTCAACCAGAAGGAGAACAAGTGTCAGACACTACCGTTCCAGAGACTCCTGCCGTTGCTGAAGCGGTGGAAGCACACAAGGTAGAAGCTGCGGCAACGCGTCCAGCATTCTACGCAACTCCTCGCATCAATCCAAACCTCACAGCAGGTCAATTACTTGAAGCGAACATCAAAGCATCAATGGGCGATGAAGATTCACGCCAGTTGGTCATGGCTACAAACGACACATCAACAAACACTGGCTTAACACTTGCACCACACTTGAACGAGTTTGTAACAACTTCAATCGATGGTCGTCCAGCAGTAGATGCAATCTCACGTGGCGTACTTCCAGCAACAGGAATGTCATTCACAATTCCTAAGCTCACTACAGCACCTACAATCGATTCAGATTCAACTGAGGGCGAAGCACTTGCAGGTACTGAAATGGCTTCTGGCTATTTGACAGTAAACGTCAAGAAGGCTGCTGGATTGCAGACAATTTCATGGGAACTTCTAGACCGTTCCTCACCAATGTTCTACGATGAACTCATCCGTGAACTTAATCTTGCTTATGCAAAGGCAACAGATCAGGCAGTTGTAGCAGCACTCGTTGCTGGTGGCACACAAGCTTCAACACAAGCTGCAACAATCGCTGGCTTTAAGGCGTATATCGCTAAGGAAACTCCTGCTGCATATCTTGCTGCTGGTAAATTTGCTCGTAACCTTGTTGCTAATACAGCATGGTGGGAGACCATCATCACTGCTGAAGATACGACTAATCGTCCACTCTTCATCGCTGCACAACCTGCTAACTCTCCAGGTAACGTAGGAGTGCAATCACTAACTGGAACAGTAATGGGCCAGAATTTGTATGTTGATCCACACATGACAACTACAACACTTATTGATGATTCTGCATTCTTAGTAGTACCAGAAGCAGTAACATTTTATGAGGCGCCTAAGACCCAAATTCAGGTCCAGGCACTCGCAAATGGTCGTTTGCAGGTAGCCGTCTACGGTTATTATGCGATTGCAACAAAGGTTGGCGCAGGAATTCGCCGCTTCAACCTTACTTAATAACTAACTAATCATGGAGGGGGCAGTTGCTCCCGATTGTCCCCTCCAGCAGTATGGAAAGGATGAAATGCCAACAATTATCACCGCCTCAGAGCTACGATCTGTGCTTGGCGTTTCATCCTCTCTTTACTCAGATGCAGTCCTATCTGACATTATCGATAGTGCAGAAGCAGTCATCCTCCCAATGCTCGTTACTTATTCAGTAGCGATTGATTCAGTTTCACTTGTAAATAACATTGCTTATTTCTCAACACCAAATCTCAACCCATTTAATGAAAGCCAATCAATTATCATCAGTGGCTGCGGAACTCCCTTCAATGGCACTCGCACAATCACCACTGATCTACTAGATGATTACACATTCTCAGCAGCAATCACTAACGCTGACATCATCTCAAAGAACATCATTCCATCAGGATTAGCAACACTTACTGGCGCATCAACATACGTTGGCAATAGCGCGGTTGAGACTGCCGTCACAGTCGTATCAGTTGAGATATTCCAAAGCCGTACTGCACCAGGTGGACAAATCGAAGGCGTGGACTTTGCTCCAACTCCTTTCCGTATGGGTCGCTCACTCTACAATCGCGTATCAGGATTACTTGGTGCGCTTGTGGACGTTGGAAGCATTGCCCAATGACAATCCTCTCCCAAGTCCGTCAGCCACTAGCTGCGGCGTTTTCTACTGTTGCCGCTAACGTATTTGCCTACGTTCCAGAATCAATCCCAGCGCCAGCAGTGGTCATAGTCCCAGATTC